TGCCCAGGCTTTCCCCAAGCTCGCCCAGGCCATCATAGATGGCGACATTGACTCGGTCTCCATGGGTGCTGACGTCGAGTACACCATCTGCTCCGTCTGTAGCAACAAGGCGCACGACGTACTCCAGTACTGCACCCATATCCCCCAGATGAAGGGCCGGGTAGTCGAGACCCTCGACCAGAAGACCGGCAGCCGCATCAAGAAGCTATGCTACGAGGACTGCTACGGCGTCTCGTTCTTCGAGATCTCGTTCGTCTTCGATCCAGCCGACGAGTCGGCGCTCATCTCTGACGTGATGCTCGCATCAGCCGGGAACCGCTCCCTCGCCCACCTCCGCCGCAGCCGCGAGACCATCGCCGCCTACAGCGAGCGCCTGGGGACCTCCTTGGTGAAGGTCGCCTCCATCAGGACCTCGGACTTCTGCCAGGCCTGCGGTAGTACGGACATATCGATTTCAAAGACCGGGGCCAATTGCCTTGACTGCAAGTTTGAGTTCACGGCCGACAAGGTCCTGATGAGCCTGCCGCAGGAGGTAGACACCCTGCGCGACGAACTGAACTGCCCACAGTGCTTTACCCCCGAAGCGCTCGTCCGTACCCGTGACGGCCACGTGCCGATCAGTACCATTGAGGTGGGCGATGAGGTTCTGACCGAATCAGGGGACTTCAATAAGGTCCTCAGTGTCTATGAACATCAGTTCTCGGGACTCTTGAGGGAGATCGAGACTACTTCGACGATACGTCCGATTCGGATGACTGGTGAGCATCCATTGCGAGCCATGGTTGGGTATCACCGTAAGGTTGAAGGTGGTAAGGAGCAAGAAGAGCGCCGCCTAGACTGCCTTCCTTCTGGATCATGTAGACATAATCTGAAAAGGGATGCTGCAAGAACGCACCACCACCTAGAGTGGGTGGCTACAGAAGACCTTGAGAAGACATACGTCGCCCTGGGGTTTCCCTCGGTTGAGCAGGAAATATCGAGCGTAGAAGTCCCAGCAGACTGCTTCCGCTATGCATCAAAGGTGCCCAGTACGATTCCACTTAATGACGATTTCCTTTGGATTGTGGGTCTCTACGTCGCTGAAGGTTCGGGTGGGAAGCGCGCCCTATCATTTGGACTCCACGCTGATGAAATGGCCTACCAGCAGCGGATCATAGACTTCTTCTCTCAGTTCGGAATCAACTCCCGCACATGGGAACGTGGCGAAAATGGAGTAACCGTCGAGGTCTACAACTCCGTGTTCGCTAGGTGGTTCCCACAGTGGCTAGGGAGTGGCAGTGCAAACAAGAGTATACCCGAAGAACTAATGACTCTTCCGCTAGAGAAGGTCAACATCGTACTCCAGGGAATCTTCGATGGAGACGGGACCAGATCCCGTGATCTCATCGGACAGACCTCGCCAGTTCTTGCGCTTCAAATAACCGAAGTGGCACTTAGAAACGGCGGAGCGCCTACGATTTCAACCCAATATCCAGAAGGCAAGAAGGCAGTCTATACAGTCAATGGTACGACCGTCGCAACTCTTTCGCGCACTCACGAAACTAAGCGTGGAACGTGGAAGTTTGAGGGAACAACCCTCTCTCGTATTACCCGCAACGAGGCAGTGCCATACATTGGGCCAGTTTACAACCTAGAGGTAGAGAACGATCCGACTTATGTCATTCAGAACCTTGTGGTCCACAACTGTGGATCAGAGTGGAACGGCATGGTCTGCACCAACTGCTTTGGTCCAGATACATTAGTAAGGACCAAGAGTGGGTACGCCCCCATCTCTACGATTGAGGTAGGAGAAAAGGTCCTCACTGAATCTGGTCAATACCATGAAGTCCAGAAAGTCTACGAGCATGAGGTCCACGGCCTTGTCTACAGCCTGAGGACTTCAACTATGACCTCCCCGGTCCTGGTTACTCCGGAGCACCCACTGCGGGTTTTGGTTCCGACGACGGACCACCAGGGTTGCCTCCCTTCCTTCTGTAACAAGGAAGTGGGTACCGAGTGTCCTAGGGAGATATTGAACGAAGCCAATAGAAATCACATCTTAGATTGGAAGCCTATCCAGGATTTGAAGGTAGGAGATTGGGTTTCGATGACCCTGGATCGGTCGGTCAGGGATATTGAGGTTGTCGAGGTCCCAGAGCCCTTCAAGGGGAAGCGTGAGCGGCGCGGACTAACATCCTTCAAGCTGACCGATGAATTCCTTTGGGTCATCGGGCTCTACCTTGCAGAGGGTTGTGGCGCCACTAGGGGGATTACCTTTTCCCTACACCGGGATGAGGTTGGATACCAAGAGCGAGTACGGGCGTTCTTCGAAGCTGCTGGGTATACCACCTCGCTCCGATTCAATCTAGATTCAGATAGTGCGATAGTCCAAGTGAATAGTTCTACGCTGGGTGAATGGTTCCCGGTATGGCTCGGGAGTGGTTCCGCAAATAAGCACATCCCAAACGAGCTGATAACACTGCCCAACGAGAAACTCCGGATCATCGTCGAGGGTATCCACGATGGAGATGGAGATACTAAGTATCCCCGCTTGGGGCAGACATCTGAGGTACTCGCCCTCCAGGTGATGGAGGTCAGTCGGAGGCTTGGACTCCAACCGACGATGAATATAGAGGTCCATGATGATAAGAAGGACGTTTATCGGGTTACTGGCCACGTAGCAACCCTAGAGCGAACGCACAAGGGCCAGCGTGGTACCTGGAACTTCCAAGATACGCCCCTAGCCCAGATAACTGAACTGGAACTCACCCCGTACTGTGGGCCAGTTTTCAATCTGAATGTAGGGGTAGACCATAGTTATGTCGTGCAGAACATCACGACAAAGAACTGTGGATTCGAACTTCCGCCTGAGGGGCTTGGCGACCCAAACACTGACCCACTCGGCCTTGCTATGCCGATGGGGAAGCCAGATGGGAACCCTCAGGACGAATCGGAGGAAGGTGGGGCCCAAGGCCCACCCGCTCCCGGAGCACCAGAGTCAGGCGAGGACGATTCCAATCAGGAGGCTAAGCCTTCGAAGGATAAGTCCAAGCCCAAGGACAAGGGTGACTCGGAAGATAAGGGCAAGAAGAAAGCCCCACCAGAAAAAGCCAAGGACGACAATAAGAAGAAGAGCGGGAAGGAGGACCACGTTGTGAGTAGATTTGATAGCTTCGCTAAGGAAGCTACTCTACCGCAGGACCCGACCTACCGCCAGGACACGTCCCCCGCAAACTCGGTCCCACCGTATGGCCAGGCCATCCCCGGTGGTACCCCGCTTGAGGGATTCGAACCTGCACTGGAGCCAGCACCCGCTGCGCCCGCAGTCGTGCAGGACCTGGACGCTCCTGATGTATCAGGCCCCGTCGGCCAGTCCGGCGTGACGGTAGTCAACCAGCCGCAAGGCCCAGGGACTACCCCACCGCCGGGATCGCAGGCAGGCGAGGCGCTGAACAGCCAGGGACAAGGGAAGGCCGCGTCCCAGCAGGATAGGAAGGCTGAATTCTTCATCGCGCGCGCGGAAGCGCTTCGTGAGCGTGCTGATGAGTTCGAGAAGAAGGCTGAGGCCGTATATCAGACCGACGTGCGTGACCTCGACGCCCCGCCCCCAGTGGACGTAGGCGCCGACGCGACAATCGACGTGATGAAGGCCATCGAGCAGCCCGAGCAGTTGCTACTAGCAGACACCTCGGATGTCATCAATCTAGGCCAGGGAACTGGTCTCCCGGTTGCTGATACCTTCCGTGAGCGCCTGCCACAGCAGGTAAACCCCTTCAACGACGCCGCTCTCCGTCCGTATGAGCCAGTCAACCCACAGGTTGAGGCTTCTACGAAGGAGGCAGCCAAGTGCAAGGCCGGTTGCGAGTGCCCTGACGGGTCTTGCAACTGCGGGCCGTGTGAGCTTTCGAGCAAGCACAAGAAGTCCGCCGTTGAAGAAGAAGCAACCCGAGTCGCAGAAGCGAAGGCCCGTGAGGACCAGCACATCGCCGCTGCAAAGACGAAGGTTCTTCGTTGTGCCAACTTCGTCGACGAGCGCATCGACCTCGGACTTTCAGTCGAGGCCGAGAAGTACGCCGACGTTGCGCGCTTCGAAGAGATGGATGACGCGACCCTGGATGGTTTCATCCAGGCGACCCGTGAGTTCAAGGCCAAGGAGATCAAGGTCGCGGGCAGGCGGATTCGTGTTGCTGCATCCGAGGACAGGGGTCCAATCCGTATGCCGTCGCTGGGTAGCGTTTCACGCTCAGTGGTAGAAGAGGATGACCCGGCCGACGATTACGCTGTATTCCTGTAAGAAAAGGAGGAGATAGATGTTCAGAGTATCACTAGCAAATGCATTCGCACACAGAACTCTACGCCCACTCCTTGAGAAGCACCAGGCAACGCCGGTTGCAGGTACCGTTTCGTTCGTAACTGACCAGGCCACTACCCCGATCTACTCGGGGATGGTTGCCAAGTTGCACACGGACGGTACATTCCGTATTGCTGCAAATGGCGACATCGCCTACGGGCTGTTCGCACTGGACGCCAACCCGACCATTAACGACCTGGACGGTCAGCCTGCTGACCTAGCCCCGTTCGCTATTTGGCAGGGTGGCCCCGATGCGTACTTCCGTATCGATTCGCCAGCATTCAACACGGGGGGTTCTATCGCAGTTGGTGCGTTCCTGTACCCGGATGCGGCTGGAAAGCTCGCTATCTCGGGTCAGAACAGCGCTACCAACGCCGAGAGCCCCGCAGCGCAGATCGTCGAGGTAGTCTCCGCGACTCGCCTCGTCATCCGCGTCCTACTGCCGACCGCTGCCGACGTGGCTTAGCCCGAGAGAGGAGAGAAGACCAACATGACTAGAGCAGCCAACCCGGCTCCACTGGTGGACAATGCTGACCTTCTGCCTCGTGTTGCGAAGAAGTCCGACGACTATGTCGCCGAGATCCTTCGCGCTCAGGCGAAGCTCAAGGAAGCCCGTGGAACGACCGTAGTCTCTACCCGTGAGAAGCAGCGTCGTCTAGCTGCCATCCTTTCGGACAAGGAGAACTACATGAAGAGGCTGGGCCAGGGTATGATCGGCCCGATCCAGCTCAAGCTCCGCTACCAGGGTATGGTCCGCAACGTCCTCCTAGAGGACCCGCTGACCCCTGGTATCCCGGTTGAGTACGACATCCTGGACGATCTAGGCCAGGCGTACATCCTTCACGGCAACGAGGGCGAGGTACGAGTTACCCCGTTCGAGGGCAAGAAGGCGCCGGTTCGCTTGTTCCGCATTGCGACGTTCCCGCAGGTTAAGAAGGAAGATCTTTGGTACCTTCGCGTGAACATCGTCGAGTACGCGCAGGACGAGTCCAAGCAGTCCGTCATGAAGCAGGAGGACGCACGACTAGTGACCGTCCTCGATACTGCGATCACCGGCTACGGGACCAACGCCGACCACCTAGTGTCGACTGGAGCCCACGAGGTCAACGAGCTTTCGGGCTACTTGACCCCTGACAGCTTCTACGACCTAGTTGCGAAGATCGACGTCCACGAGTTGGAGGCTGCAAGGCTTCTGATGAACCCCGCCGACTACAGGGACCTCTACAAGTGGGACCTGAACCAGGTTGGTATCAGCTTCAAGGACCGCGTCGTCGCTGGAGAGAAGATCCTCACCTTCGGTGAGTTCCAGATCCAGCGCTCGATCCAAGTCCCGGCTGGCACCGTGTACCTGACCCCGGCACCCGAGTTCCTCGGCGTGTTCCCGGTCATGTACTCCCTGGACGTCGAGGAGAACCACACCGTCGAGAAGTTCCACAAGGGTTGGGTCATGGACGAGCTTGTCGCCATGTCCGTTTTGAACCCCAGGGGCTTGGGTAGGATCATAAAGTCATAGGCTAATCGCCTATGACCCAAGTCTTATCTAGACAGAGAGTTTGGCCTGATCCCTTTAGGGACGGGCCACTCTTTCGCCCATGATGTGGTAAGATATGAACATGGTTATGAAGGCATGTTCTCACTGTGGAGTAGGATTCAACGCAGTCAAGGCCCAGCGCTATCACTCTGAATCTTGCCGCCAACTTGCGGCAGCACGCCGTACTAAGATCTGCCCTTCATGTAAGGAGGAGTTTGTACCCAAGGAGCCCACCAGGCAGAAATTCTGTTCTCCCAAGTGCATGTATGCAGCAAGAGAGGCGGACAGGCATCGCACGTGTGAGCAGTGTGGCCAATCCTATATACGTAAGCAGGTGGCACAGAAGTTCTGTTCCACGAAGTGTCGCAACGAGAGCCAGCGCCATGATCCTACATGTGCCTGCGGTGAATCTATTCCACGTTCTACTACCCGTGGTGGATCAACTTACTGGAGGATGTATTGCTCTGACGCCTGTAGGAACAAGTTCGGGAAGCCCACTTTTAAGAAGGGTTCCCAGGTCACCTTTACTTGTTTCGGCTGCGGTGAGGAGAAGACCGTGCCCATCAACTATCCCTCGGCCAAGAAGTTCTGCTCCAACGCCTGCGCCAAGCGAGGCATCCTCAAGAAGAAGATCGGGGTGAATGAGGGAGATTATGCTATCATCCTGGATTCCACGTGGGAAAGCCTCTTCTACGGCACTTGCGGTTTCCTCAAGGTCCCGATCCGCCGCTACGATGGTCCTGCATATGAGTACTCGGGTGGAAAGTACCGCCCCGACTTCATCGTTGGCGATTCGGTTATCGTGGATGTGAAGGGGTGGATGGATGGCCGTAGTAGGCAGGTCCAGCGCGAGGTTCCTGGGATTACCTTCGTGGATCAGCCCTTCTTGGAGATCCTCCGCAAGGCCGATTCCCCCGAGGATTTCCTCTCACTCCTAGTGTCTAACCCCTCCTAGCTCGCCCCTAAGCAGCGAAGGCAGGTATCTGTCCTTGAGGTGCGCCCCCCTTGAAGGGCGTATCTCCGTAATAGGGAGCCAGCGTGTTGCTGGCCTTGAGCTAGAAGGAGAGCAACGTGGCAAATGAACTCGCCGCCCTTGAAGGCAAGGGCGAAGACACCCAGGTTTGGGTGGAGAACCTCCTCGCATCGGACAGCGTATACCGCTCCGACAAGACCAAAGACAAGTACGCGATGTCGCCTCACGGTACCGTCGGGTCAATCATCCCCATGCCCGTGAAGGTGGCCAAGGAGGGCTACCTGCGCAGGGCGATCCTACGCGGGAAGGTCCGCTTCCTGACGGATGCCGAGGAGGCAGCACGCTCGTCCCAGCTCGTCTTGCCAGACGACTCGATCCAGGGCACCAACATCATGAAGTCACTCGAAGAGGGTGCCTCTGAGGTTGGGTCCCGCTACACCAAGAAGGGCCTGAGCGACGACGGCAACGAGCAGAAGTCCATCACCGCCAAGCAGGTGTGGTCCCAGAAGTCGAACAAGGCCTCCACGGTCCGCCGCTCCGAGCTGAAGGCCATCCCGGTCGTACCCGGTGAGGAACCCCAGATCATCGTCCCGATCGTCACCGACCCGGTCAAGGAAGGCGACCCGGGCTGGAACTCGGACACGGGGGTATAGGGATGCCTAGGGCGAAGAAGAAGGTCGTAGACCTAGCCGAAGAAGCCCGCCAGGAAGCGCTTGAGGAAGCGCGCCTGGAGAGCCTAGGTGAGGCCCTAACAGGAGCCCATGAGGAACAGTCGATGGATGATTTAGCTGGCTCCATCGGGGTGACCGCCGAGGAACCCAAAAGTGAGGAAGCCAAGCCTAGCAAGGCAGAAGCTGAAAGCGATCTCGGAGGCGGCCAGGGAGGAGTCGATGCGGGAGCCGCAGACACCGTGGGAGAGGCGGGAGGCGATGATGCAGATGTATCTGTTGAACCCGCCGAAGCCGCGCCCGAGGCGGCGTCAATCCCCATAAGCGACGCCCTGAAGCGTTCGTTCACCCAGGGCGGGGGTACCGTTTGGACCTCCTGAGCTAGCAGTGCAAGCCTAGGGCCCTGTCGCTCATAAGGGGGGGAGACAGGGTCCTTTGCTATGCGTTCTAGGAGGATGAGATGGCTGACGAACTGACCAAGGCGGAGTTGTACACCGAGGCCCAAGCACTCGAAATCGAAGGCCGCTCGACCATGGGCAAGGACGAGCTGGCCCAGGCGGTAGAAGCGGCTAGGGATGCCGACGCCGCTGTTGATGAGGCGGCGGCTGGGTTTGCTGCCGGGAGGGACAAGCTCGACGAGTCCAATGAACCACCCGCCGAGTCCCCTGCTACTCCTAAGGCGAGGACCACCCAGGGCGGGACCACCGTGCTGACGGACAGCGGGGAGTAGGGATGAGCAAGGTTACGGTACTGACCTACACGGGGGAAGAGTGGGGAGCCGCGCGCATGGCCGGTTCTGAAGATACCACCGGCGCGTATATCGGATGGGGCAGCGGGGAGGGGACCGCCGCGAAGGGGGATACCACCCTCTTTACTGAGGAGTCTGAAGACAGGGTAGCCGGGACAGTAAGCCTTGAGAGCACTGGGCCGACAGCCAAATACCAGGTCGAGGGCACCATCACAGCCGACGGCACCAAGATAATCACGAACGCTGGGAACTTCAGCGCCAGTACTAGCGGGACGATGATAGTCCATTCCAGCTTCGACGGGATACCCGTCGATGAGGGCGATGACATCACCTTTACAATTTCGATCGATCCCGCATGAGTTAGGGGATGTTGAGATGACTTTCAAAGGATATGTTTTTCATAGGAAGGATGGGACCTCTGGGATCGTCTTGCCGGGCCGCCTGGACGAGGAGATTGCTGCAAGGCTACATAATCGACCTGATAGCAGGCTTGTCAGACTTGAGCACGTAAAAAACGGCAACGTGCTCGACCATGGTCCCTGGCGCGTCCCAAGCAAGTGTTCCAATGGGTTTGCAAATACCATCGGGAACGAGGGAAAGATCGGCTGGACCTATCGTATCTCCGGGCGGTTCAGGGAACTCTTCCACATCGATGTCGTCTCGGTTCCCAAGGGTGAGCTGGTCCTCCAGGCTGGACTTACCGAGATAGGGGTCCCCTACGTCTTTGGCCAGGCCAATGGGCCAGAGGACCCCGGCAAGGATGAGTTCGACTGCTCCGGGTTTACGGAGTGGGCTTGGTCTACGGTAGGGGTCAGCCTGCCACACAACGCAGAGGCGCAGAGGACCGCTAGCAATGTAAGGGAATTCTCAAGCGCCACCATGGCCCTGCACGGCGATCTCGTCTTCATGTGGTTCCCGAACAGTCGGGGGATCCCGAGCAACCACGCCTCGCACGTCGGATTGTTCTACTCGTTTGGGAGCCCGATCAAGGTCCTAGACACCCGTAACCCGGTTAACGAGCCGGTCGCCATCCGCGATGGTGCGGGCATCATCGGCTATGGGCGGCCGAGTTAGGCCGCGATGGATGAGCAGCAGGAGGAGCCGCAGGTACCCGGTAGCTTCAGGGTGACCGTCAGGGCCGTCGTGAGGCGTACCGATGGGACCGTTGAAGACCTAGGGATCATCTCGGATAGTGGGGTGGTGGGCAAGTGAGCAGGAGGGACTCGTTCAGCGAGTATGCCACCGAGAAGATCGGCATCATCATCCAGGTTCTGGGTACAGATACCGATGCCAACGGTGACGTCCTCATTACCATAACAAGGGAGTCCGATGACACCGCCGTGGTCGACGCTGACACGGCCACTAGGGACGCGGCGGGTACCTACTCCTACGTCTTCTCGACCGACGTCTCCTCCACCAGGGGCAATTACACAGCTACCTGGTCGTTCGATGTCACTACCCCAGCGGCAAGCTCGCCAGACTCCAAGCAGGTGGTATATCAGTTCGCCGTCGGAGATGCTCAACCGTACTTCGACTCCCTCGATGGTCCCCAGCGCCAGCTAGTTGACAACGTCTACCACAAGATATCTGATTCTTTCGATTCCACCAGGGGTGGTCCCTATCTGTGGGAGCTGCCCCAGTCCTCCTTCAGCTTCGAGACGATCGCCAGGTTGATGGTCGTGGATGCGATCACCATCATCAACTACAGCTCCCCGAAGGCGTTCATCCCCCCCTACACCGTCGGGGCGAACTCTCCGAAGCCGTTTCCAACTGGGTGGTACGGGCTCTTGGAGAGGGCGACTCAGTACGAGACCTTTAAGCACCTATCCACCTCCTACTTGGAGGTACCAGATCCGATCGGGGTCAACGTAGCCCGTGTGGATCGCCAGAAGTACAGCCAGATGTGGATGCAAAGGGCCGACCACGAGAAGGAGGAGCTGGACCACATGCTCCACATGCTCAAGCGAGACATGCGCTTCGGCGTCAAGGCCCGCTCGATGCTCCTTGCTGGCGGTATCTTCCCGATCAGCTATCTTAATCCTGCTCGACCGAGGTGGCCTTACGTTTTGAGCCGCTTCTTCTAGAACCTAGTGAAGACGTAGGTGGGGTATACTTGGCGGAAGGAAGGAGGCCCAGATGAAGTGGACGGAAGAACAGCACAGAGCAGCATCCGAACGCGCCAAGGCGCGATGGGCTGATCCAGAATATCGCGCCAAGAACAAGGGCCACACAGGCAGTAAGCACACCGATGAATCCAAGGCCAAGATTGGTGCAGCAGCCGAGGGGCGCGAGTTCTCGGGTGAATCCAAAGCCAAGATGTCCACTGCGCAGGCCGAACTATGGAGGGACCCAGAAGTGCGTGCTAAGCGCATTGAAGGGTTGCTAAATCAGGAGTACTCTCCGGAGCGTATTGAGAAATCAATCGGTCGCCGCACCGAACTCTACTGGGCCGACCCAGAACGCCAAGAGCGCCGTAAAGCTGCGATGCAGAAGCTTACCCGGGACCCCGCGTACCAGGAGAAGATGCGCCAGGCCACGAAGAAGGCCTACGCCGAGGGGAAGATGGGTGGTCGGACATTCTCCGAATTGGAGATGCTCATCGCGCCGATCCTGGAGTCCATAGGATACCGCCACACCGGAGATGGGGGATTTTTTGTTGTTGGCCAAGGCATTACTCGCTGCCCCGACTTTAAGAAGCGAGGTAAGAAGCAGGTCCTAGAACTTTTCGGAGACTATTGGCACCTCGGTGACGATCCTGAAGCTACAGTCGAGTGGTACAAGGAGGCTGGCTTCTCCTGCGAGGTCGTGTGGGAGTCGGATCTATCTTCTTTCCTACATCAGTACGATCCTGTTATTGATGTTGAGTGGTCCCGCAAGCAGTTACGCCGCTACCTAAAGGGCATCGCGGTGTCCTCTTTAGCCTAATCACTTAGCTGGGTCGTCCATAAGAGGTGAGTCTAGAGGGGTGATCATATCCTCGTAGTCAAGAATACAGAGTCCTGGGCTAAGACCCACCAGCAGCGCTGGCACGCCGAGGCCCTCCAGCTATATGGAGAGCGTGTCATTGTTCGCCACCGTTGGAACATCCAGGACTACGCCGAGGGCAGGGTCAAGCGCTGCACTGTCTGCTCCGCCGGTACAAAGCTGAATGAGCAGCAGCGGGTCCGGATCATCGGCGCGAGTGGGGGGACGTTTACCCTGACCTTCGCTGGACAGGAGACCAGCGCAATCCCGTTTGATGCGAGTGAGTCCGAGCTACGGATCGCGCTAGAGTCCCTGGAGGTCAACAGCCCGGGGGACGTCTTCGTCAGCGGTACCAGTATCGGGGAGCTAGGGATGGTAGTCGAGTTCAGGGGGCAGTGGTCCTTCGTCGAGACTATCCCGAACATGACCTATGACGGTTCCGGACTGAACCCTGGGGCAAGCGTCGAGGTCATCCAGATACAGGCGGGTACCGGGGGGCTCTCCACCCAGGCGCGCATCTCCGCAGTCTACAAGCAGGGTGGTGATAGCTGGTGTCAAAACTGCTACGGGATCGGCTTCGACGGCGGTTTCGAGCCGATCATCTACGTGACCTTTGCGCTCATCGGGGATCAGCAGGCAGAGACCACCAGGACCATCGGCGGTGTCGTCCAGCACGAGGACCCCAAGGTCGAGTTCTCCTTCGAGCCCGTGGTCCAGGAGTTTGACCTCGTGGCCAGGATAGCTACCTGGGAGGTGGACAACATCACCCCCAAGACGGTCCACGGGCGCTTCCTCCTCAGGGAGGTCATGCCGATCACTATCAGAACCGGGCCCGGTACCCCAGACGACTCAATCGCGATTATGCCACCCGAGCTTAGGACCGCCTACCAATTCCCCAACCGGGACTGGATCGTCGGGCAGACCTGCGGGATTGAGATCGTCCCGTTCGAACACGTCTGGAACCTGGTCCCGCTTACCCGCCACGAAGAGCGCCTGGTCGAGATGGGGTTGGTAGAGAACCGCCGCTGGTTCGAAAAGGTTCACGTCGAGAGCCCGTTCGATGCACGAGAGACGCACCCATGAGCGACAAGAGGGGTGCACACCAGGCATCAAGCGTCAGGATGGACGTCCGCTCCGAGTTCGCTGCCGAGAACGCGACGAAGATCAACCGCCACGTAATCCTGGCGGTCGAGTCCGAGTTCAAGTCCCGTGAGGGGAAGAAGCACTACTACGTCGGGATGGACGTCGAGTCTGAGTTCAGCGCTGATGGGAAGAAGCACCACTACGTAGAGATGGCCGTCGAATCACCATTCGGGGTAGACCTTGGCTAACAGGGCGTTAGGTTCGGGTGAGGTGTTTTACCGTGGTAAGCAGATACCCATCTCCCCTGATGTTGCACACCAGATATCCCTGCGTGCTGCCGAGATAGTCCGCAGGACCGCCCCAGTGGGCCCCAACAACAGCCGCCGCCTCGTGAGGGCAACGTGGCAGCGCGGGCAGATCGGCATCCATATCCCTCCGCAGGCCATACACCTGCTCTACCTCGACCAGGGGATTCAGCCCTTCGTGATGACTGCACTTGAGGGGAAGGCACAGGGGCTCGACGAGCCGATCCTAACTCCACGTGGGTGGGTCCCTATGGGGCTGCTTGCAGTGGGAGATGAAGTCATCGGCTCTAGCGGGCAGGCGACTCGGATAGTTAGAGTATTCCCACAAGGAGAGCTTGAACAGTATCTTGTTAATTTCAGCGATGGGACTTTTGCACGGTGTAGCGGAGATCATCTGTGGACTGTCAGGAGAAGGAATCTCTACCATAGGACCGTCTCTACCGAGTATCTGTCGCGCATGATGCACGAGACGTGGTCCGTTGACACTCCTGGCCCTATCGAGTTTTCTCCAGGAGGAGTGCTTCCCATCCACCCATACCTTTTGGGAGTACTTCTTGGTGATGGCTGTATCGTCTCTGCTAGTCCTGCTATTTCTGCGGGCGAAGGTGAAGAGGCAGTGATAGATGAGGTCAAGAAAGTCCTTCCCGAAGAATTTTCCATGTATAGGTCGAATTCCTACCCTAACAGCAGTGTTTCATGGAGGATAGTCGCTGGGAAGAAAGGATGGAACGCCGGAGGTTACCACGGCAAGGACAATCAACGTAACCCACTTTCAGAAGCTCTCCGAAAGCTAAACCTCTGGGGTAAAAGAGCTTGGGAGAAGCACATTCCCGAAGAGTATTTATTCGCTTCGATACGAGATCGATTGATGGTGCTCCAGGGGTTGTTAGATACTGATGGACACTGTCAGTTATTCAACGGGGTCCCTTACGTCGGATTCACTTCGACCAGTAAAGATTTGGCCGATGGGGTTGCAAACCTTGCTAGGTCCTTAGGTGGCCGAGCATCGGTGAACACATGCAAAAGATTCAGACAAGACCGTACCTGTTGGAGGGTGACTCTGTCTCTTCCTCAAGATCTGATCCCCTTTAGAGCCCCTCTGGAAAAGAGATTGAATCGCTATCTAACTACCATTTCCAACAGAAAAGGGAAGGCAGATAGGAAGTATATCCAGTCGGTGGTAGCCGAAGGAGTCCGCGTCCCCATGCAGTGCATTTCGGTTGAGGCAGAGGATGGACTCTACGTCACTTCGGGCTACACGCTCACTCATAATACGATTCCAATTAGGGGTCCGAACGGCTCCATCAGCTTTAGGGTCGCCAAGAACGTGGGCAAGCCTCAGATATTGACCAGGGACGAGGGCGGCAAGATCATCTACTCGAAGATCCGTTGGCGCTTCCCCGGGGTAGAGCCAATGAACTTCATCCAACCGGCCCTGACACAAGCCATCCAGGAGTACTTCCGGAGCATGAAGTCAGACGACATGGTAGAGGCCCTTCAGAACTCTGGCGGAGAGCTTGGGAAATTCTTTGGGAGATTCAAGAAGGTGGGTGCCTGATGTTCTTGGTCGCAATCAAGTCGGCCATCGTTGAATCCCTCCGCAGCGTCTGGTACCAGGGGGGGAACGACGGGCAGGAGGCCCACACCTACAACCCACAGCTAACCCTGAACGACAAGCCACTCCCCCGGCGCATCACGGTCGAGTACCCGGAGGAGTCCCAGGACTGGCCATTCATCCTCGTCCAGGTCAGGCCTTCCGTCGTCGAGTGGACAGGCATCATGCCTGACGAGGTGGTAGACGCGGCCAACTTCTCGGACTCGATCGACCACTCCACGACTGCTGACTCTCCGGCTCCGGATGCACCCAGCTACAAGCTCATCCGCCAGGGGCGCTTCGAAGCCACCTGCATGCTCCAGATCTTCGCCCTGTCTTCTGAAGAGCGAGACCGCATCTGGGACAACCTAGTGAAGCTCATCATGATGGGGCGCAAGCGCAGCGCCACCAACAACTTCTACACCACCCTGGAGAACCACGACCTGGTCGGGCTGACCATCATGGAGGGGTCCGTGGACGCCGTGGGGGACACCATCTCGATGGGGACGCCGTGGGACCCAGAGCTGGTCAGCTACGAGGCCGCCGTCCAGTTCTCCATGCTGGGGACCTTCTACGCCGACGAGTACACCGAGGACCTAGTCCCCCTGAAGAGCGCCAAGGTCTACGAGTACATCGACTACGAAGGGGGCTCGGAGCCCTCTTGGCGGGGTGGGGACGACGCCTCCGGGGAGACCAGCGTGCCTCCGTTCGCAGGGGACTGGCAGGATTGGGGGAACTGAAAGAAGCCATGTTGGATGCTGTATTGGGCGGTACCTAGCGCCGTAAGCGGTGGATGAGCATGCTTAAGAGAGTGAAGGGGTAAAGCCAAAAGTGCCCACTGATTTCCGTACCTATAACGACCCCGGCGTCACTATTGAGGCGATTACGCCCCCGGTCGTATTTACCTCTGCTATTGAACCGACCATCTTGGCCATCGTGGGCAGCGCTCCGACCTCCAGGTTAGTGACCGAATCTGCCGTCCTCCTGTCCGCCTCCGTGGCTCGCCTGGTCACCTTTGGGGCCGATCCGGAGACCATCAACGTCATCGATCGGCTGCTGGGTACCCAGTACGTATCTGGGGCCATCGGGAGCCTGGACACGGGCATCGCTGATGACGATTCCTCTGCCACGGTGACGACCTACGACGGGGTCAACCTCGTAGGTCAGTTCACCATCCTCATCGACGACGAGGAGATCCTCGTGACGTCCGGTGGCGCGGGGACTAGCCAGAGCTGGACCATCACCCGCGCCCAGAATGGTACCGACGCCGCTGCCCACGGGCAGTACCAGGTAGTCAACACCGCCGAGTCCTACTCGGATACTCCTTCGCTCGACGTAGCTGTTCTAGCAGCTCCCATCACTTCCACCTCTTCGGTCTTCAACGTCGTCGAGGCAACCGGTGTCCAGGTGGTCACCCTCACTGGACTCAGCGGGACGGATAACTTTACGCTGACCTATGATGGGATAGCGACCGCAACTATCACGAACGGAACCAACTATACTCAAGCCGGAATTAAGGCTGCCCTTGAGGCCCTCGCCGCAATCACAGATGTACACGTACTAAAGGCAGACGGGTCTGATTCTGAAATCGCCGATACGGGCTTCATCGTAGAATTCTTCAATCCTGATACCGCTGTCGCAGTCCTTTCGGTTACCGATGTATCTGGTGTTACCGGGGTAGTCAGTAACAGAGGGGTCCTTGTAGATACCTACATCGACGTCGAGGGCGAGCGCATGGACGTCACGGCAGTCTCGGGCTCCTCGCCCCAGACCATTACGGTGACTAGGGGATTCTCGGGAACGACCCCAAAGCCCCACGGTAGTGTACACGCCTTTGAGAATAGTGGGGTCGACTACGCGGTCCGCATCGGGGCTGGCGTCGATACCACCTACGGGACTAATGACGACACATTGTCCTTGAGCGTCCTGGACACCGCGAGGATTTCTGACGGTACGGCCGTCAGCGTTACGTTCAGCGCTACCGACGCCGCCCAGTTCAGCCCAGCTCTGTTCACCGACCTCGCCCAGATCCGCGACAAGTATGGCGCGTCACTTACCGCAGACGGCAGCGCCATCAACTCAGAGGTGACGCTCGCAGCCCAGCTAGCATTCGCCAATGGTGCAACCCAGCTAATCCTGGTGGCGACGAACCCTAACGACAGCCACCCGATCCAGGATGCCATCGCCAGGCTTGAGTTCGAGCAGTCGGTCAACGTCCTTGCCGTCCTCAGCGGCGTAGCCGATGATGTCTCCTACGCTAAATCCCACGTTGACAACATGGCCGAGCAGGGGCTCCTGCGCAGGGTGTACATTAGCCTCGACGGACTGAGCAGCCCGGCGCCAACCTCAAGCGACTTCATCTCGACCGCCCAGCAACTACACGACGAGCGAGTCACCGTGGTTGCCCCGGCGCAGTTCAAACTCGACAACGGGACCCAGACTCCGCTGGTGATCCCTGGCTACTTCGCCGCAGTGGCCGTGGCCGGGCTCCAGGCTGGACAGGCTCCCCAGGAGCCACTGACCCGCAAGCAGGTCTTCGGGTTCGTCGGGATCAACGACCAGGATACGCAGGCCAACATCTTCACGATGCAGTCAAAGGGCGTCCTAGTCGTTTTCCAGGATCGACTGGGCGTCCTTATCGTCAAGCACGGACTCACGAGCGACATGACCTCGGTCTACACGAGGGAGATCTCCGTGGTTACTGCCAGGGACCGCCTGAGGGACTTCATCCAGGAGACCCTCGACGGCGGCGCGATCGTTGGTTCCGCCCAGACTTCGGAGACTCCGAACATGGTGATGGCGGCCGTCAGTAGCGCCCTGGAAGAGGCGAGGCGCCAGGGACTTATCTTCGACTACTCCGACGTGCAGTTCCGCTTCCCGATACCCTCGAATCCGACCCTCATCGAGGTCCGATTCTCCTACAAGCCAACTCTACCGCTGAACTACATCCACGTGCAGTTCAGCATCGACACCTCGTCGGGTACGATCGAATTCCAGTCAATTAACCAGAACCCAGCATAAGGAAAGCAGGCAAATTGATTCATCGGAATGAAGATTGGAGGTGGGTCCGATAGCTAGCGGTTGGAACCAGCAGAGATTTAGGGTTGTGGGTAGTGGCTATACCCTTTTCAGCTACGCAGGCTCAAACTTGAAGTTCTGCGAGACTATCCAGGACCAGCCACCAGCTCCCGTGGCTCCTCCAGAGCCCGTTCAGCCACTCGATGAGCGACACCCTATCGAGATCGCCTTCCCCCGCGCCGCAGGCGCTGGGACCCTCGTCCTGACCATCAAGGAGGAGTGGGACAAGGAGATCTGGCGCCAGCTCCCTGGGTTCAAGAACGGCGTCATCAACGACATCGTCGACCTGTTTGAAAGGTCGGTTGCGAATGGGAAGGTGTTCTGTACCAAGCTCATCGTCCCACCCCCGGGGCATAAGCCCCGTGCGGTCATCTACCACGGGGCCGTAGTAGTCGATGCTGACCTCGGCGAGCAGGTGGCCATCAACTCAATGACGGTTAATAAGACTATTACAGTAATGTATACTCATACAACCCGACGCGGTGGTTGATACACTACCAATCGGGGAGGATAAAGGCATTCACTACAGATACCACCCGCTAAGGCGGATACACCCTCACAGGAGGATAACGAATGGCAACACCCACAGCAGTTCAGAGTGTAACGGTCACCCTCCGTGCAGGCGTGAGCGACGCTACTCTACCTAATAACGTAAAAATGAGGTTCGGCTTCAACTACGTGATCAGCCTAGACGACTGGGCGAAGATCAGTAGTGGAGCCCGCGATGCCGTAGTCGCTGCACCGACGTTCAACACGGCGCCCTACATCGTGCCTGGGTTCACGGCTACCAATGCCGTAACCGATCGCACGGCGGTCTCCTACCTATTGGACCTCAGCACCATCAACAACAAGTCCACCATCGCGCTGGTCAACTCGGATGCCCAGGCGCCCAAGACCTTCGCCCTCGGTGACGTGGTCCAGGGGTTCAACAGGACGGCCTTCAAGCTGGTCAAGGTAGACGCAGGTTCGTCTACTGTAGCCGCAGGCTCCGTGGTCGTATGGGGTGGAGATACAACCACCCTTGCACTTCAGAAGGCCTTCAAGGCCGCCTCTACTGTAACTTCCGACATCAGCGACGTTACTGACGACGGTGCAACACCGGAGTTCGCAGGAGTTGCAATCGGGACCATCACCGCAGGGAGTTACGGGTGGATCCAGACAGAGGGGACGGCCTACGCCGTCAAGGTAAACACGTCTGTAGATGCCGGTGAGCCCGTTTACGTTGGTACAACTGATGAGAAGTTCGACAGCGGGCGCACGAACGCAACGCAGGTTATTACCTTGTCGAGTTTCGGTGGGACCGACTCATTCAAGCTCACGTTCATGGGCAACGAGACGGCAGCCATTGTTCGTGGAACGAATGCTGCTGCATCCGATGTTCAGACGGCCCTTGAGGGGATCGCCAACATCGCTTCTGGTGACATCCTAGTTACCGGTAATACTGATGCTGGACCATACACCGTGGCCTTCATTGAGGGTGGGGTTTGGGAGGGTCTTGCCGTTACGGCAATCACCGTCACGAGCCCATCTGGTTGCACCGGTGTAGTGGCAACCACCGTTACTGGTGGAGTGGTTGCAGGAACGACCGTTGGTACGGCAATCACGACTGCCGACACTGGAACCGCAAACGTCGAGATCCGCAGCAGGCTCTTTGCTAACAGGCACAGGAAGACTGCAAAGCTGTTCCTCGACAAGAACTAACCCGGCTAACTGAAGGGGAGAGGCCACCGTGGCCTCCCCCGCTCCGGGAGCCCTCTACGACTCCTCGCCTAATCCTACTCTGCTATAGACGGGAGTGTCTAGCATGCCAGAAGAATCTGCCGAGTGGCAGGAACTCAGCGAGGTCCCTAGGGACGAGAACGAATTCGAAGAGGAACCCCAGGCTTGGGGTACCCCAGAGGAGGAGTCTGAGTCCGAAGAGGACGCGGCTTCCTCATTCGATCCGAAGATGAAGCAGGCTTTCGAGGGGCTGACCTACCTCGGGCATCTCACTGCCGAGGTCAAGATACCGTACCACTCCTTTACCGTCCGAACGCTTCATACGGGGGAGAAGATCAAGGTTACCGAGCTGATCCAACACCTGGAGACCTCCATCAGCTATGCAAGGGCCTACCGTGCCGCAGTCGCTGCGGCAGGGCTCGTGCTCGTAGATGGGAAGCCGCTCCTGACCGGATCAAAGCAGGTAGACGTCATCGCACAGCGCTACCGCTACGTCACCGATAACTGGTATGACCCGGTCATCGACATCCTCTACGACAAGATCAACGAGCTTGAGGGCAAGTCCCTTGAGATACTCAGGGAGCTTGGGGTCCTCGCCGAACCTAACCAGGAAGTAGTCCAGGTCGACGAAGTAGAGGTAGCCGGGGGCGAGTAGTGGACGCTGCCTGGCTCGATGGACCAGACCCCGGGAACGATTGGCTTGAAGCAGCCGGGCCAGATGGTCAGGTACTTGGCTACGTCCAGCGCCGCGAGGCGCATGTCCTAGGGCTTCCCATCAGAAGGGTAGAGATCCCGAAGCGCTACATCGAGGACTCGTGGGTCCGCAATCACGCCGCGATGGCCTACGCCAGGGGAATCTTCTCTAACGGACAAGACCTGAACGACGTCCAGATCGTCCTGCTGGCTGGCGAGATCATTAAGCGCAGGGAGCTGGAGGAGAACCTCAGAACCAGGGTCTTTGAGGAGAGCATGATCATCAACAACCCAACCCTGTACCAGGAGTACTCGGAGAAGAAGCAGCGCGATGCCGGGGTCGAGGTTGGGCTCGGGCTCGTCGAGGAACGGGTGCCCGAGAGTGTTGAGGAGTTCCTAGCTACCCTGGGATCGTTTAGTGAAGATGAATCCCCAGGTAGTGATAAGGATAGAGAGTCCGTTGGCTGGCTCTCCTCCTTCTTCAACGATGATGAACTCGATCAGATGGATGATTAAATGCCTAAGGTTGGCGGCCCAGGAAACGATAATGTAAGCGGCGACCGCTATACCCTTGACCTGGGCGTAGAACCCGACCTAGGGAACCTGCTCCAGAACTTGAAGGTGACCAACGACCTCCTCGATGAGGCCGAGCAGAGGTTCCAAGCCATCGGGGACATCATCGGATCGACCACTCAGCGCCTCGCCCAAGCTACCCGTCAGACCGAACTTCTTGCCGCCCAGACGCAGCGGCTCCAGAACTCCTACCAGTCCATCGCCAGCGCTGGGATGACGCTTGCCCAGATCGGCGCTGGGGGCATGATGCCTGGGATGGGCGGCATGATGGGCGGTATGGGCATGATGCCCCAGTACGGAGCGCCGCAGTATCCCAATCTGAGCATGACCCAGCCCAGCCAGATGTTGATCCCTGGGGGCGGGGGTGAAGAAGTTCCTAGGTTCGCTCCACCTCCCGCCGCTAGGACCCACCTACCAGGGAGCGTCCGGCTAGCCGCGTGGGAACAGATCGCCCAGCACACAAGACTCACTAAGGGTGGTGGGCCCATCTCTACTGCCATTGGCAAATTCAAGGCGGGGTATGGGGAGAGGGGTTGGTCAGCGGGCAGGGCGGCCCAGATGGGTGAAGGAGGCGGGAACGTCCTTACTACAGGAGGTGGTTTCGGTAGGCTTGCCGGAATAGGTGAAAGCGGAGAAGCTCTAGCTGGAGGAGGAGAAGCAGCAGGACTTCTTGGAGGACTCGGTGGAGCTGCTGCCTATGCCATCCCCGTAGGCATCGCCGCAGCCGCCCTGTACAAGCTCGGCGCGTCCCAGATCGCCTCCTCCCGGCGGTATACCGGGATGACCGGTGGAACCGGGGTATTCGGAGGGGTCGGTGGCGGATCAGCCATGCTTGGGGCTAGATCCACCATCATGAACCTGCTCAACCCTGGTGTCGACTATGGGAAGCTCCAAGAGGAGACCCTCCAGGCTGGGTACACTGACCAGAATAAAGGTGGCATGTATGGAACGGCCCGCGACTACCTCTTCCAGGCGGCCAAGCGCGGGATGGGCGACATCGTCGACCAGGTAGACCTCTTCCAGGAGGTAGTGGAGAAGTCCGGAGGTAGCGTCACGGACCTCACCAACGCGATGGACGTGATGCAGGGCGTTGCGAAGAATACTAATGCCAGCCTTACTATCATGGCCCAGAACTATAAGATGAACGTCGAGACTCTAACCGGGATGGGCATGGGCGGTACTGGTGCTTCGGCAGCAGCCGCCATCCAGGCGACCGCCTGGGCCGGGAGTGTCAACCCAGCGCTTCGCGCGTATGCAGGACCTGACCTCGGGGCGAGCCTGTTCCTCCAGGCTGGGGTCGCTCAGATGAATGGCGTAGGGTTCACCCAGATGCCGGGTTATCTAGCTGGAGCAATTCCTGGTGGAGGTAACGTCCCGCCAGGGATGCAGGGGATGGCTATCCCAGGACAGACTGAGCAGGTCGTCAAGAACTTCTTACAAGGAATGGGCTTCAGGATTGGGCAGAATCAAGCCGCCATCATGGCCAATCCGCAATTCTACGCGGCCATGCAGGTCCTTGGCCCTGCCCCTAGCGGGATCGGTGCGCTTTCTGCTGCTGATGCGTCCGACGCTAATACGGTCGCCGCGTACATCGAGAGCATAATGGGAAAGGGTGGGACGCCTGCCCAGCAGAAGGAAGCTGCGATATTGAAATCTGCCCAGGGAACTACCGTCAAATCTGCGCTGACGGCGATGGCCCCGAAGTTCGGAGGGTACCGTGGTGGGGCGGGGGTCGTGAGCCAGGCCCTGGCGTCCGGGGACACTGGACAGATGGCCAGTACTTACGTCCAGCAGCTAGGGATAGGTGCGTTGACTGGTCCAGGTGGGGTAAGTACCAACCCCGTCAGTGATTGGTACACGAAGTGGCTGGCCAAGGGTGGGAAGATCATTCCGGCCCTTGACTCGATCGCCAAGGGTAAAGACGTCTACAACGCCTACGTCCAGACGGCGGATGGGGAGGTACACCCGCTGTGGCAGTGGATCCAGGCGAACGGCGACAGAGCGGGGCAGATGCTCGCCGATGGAAGCGCCCAGATCGCTACGGCGACCGAGGCGGAGAAATCGAAGATGTCCTACGACACCAAGACGGGGACGATGTCGGCGAAGCCTGGATCAGGTGCGTGGCAGGCCAGCGACCTCAAGTTCGTGTCCGCTTACGAGTTCGTAGATCAGAAGGCTGCTAAGCCCCCACAGGGTGACGTCGTGAGATTCGCCCCCGACCAGTGGAATCAGATGCAGAAGTGGTGGAGCTAGGATGACTGGTGCGCTGGCCCACGCCTTCCTAGGAGTGCCCGGTGTATCTCACACCTTCCGGTTCAATCCCGACTCTGCCAACTGGAGCTACCAGGAAAACGTAAACTCCCAGGATACTATCGGGGGCAGGGTAGTCCAGCTCCTGTCGGTCCAGGTGCAGGCGCTCACGATCCAGGGTAGGGCTGGTTCCCGTGGGGAGCTACAGCGCCTAGCCGAGAACATCCGGGCCATCATGGACTACCACGTCCATACGTCGCTCCCAGTCTCATTCAGGGTGCCCTCTAGGAACTGGAACTTCACTGTCTACGTGAATGCGATGCCCCAGATAGGGTGGGACGTGGCGGCGACCTCCTACCCCTACTCGCTCCAACTAGCGATAGTCGAGGACATCAGCGGCATCAAGAGCCGCCAGCTAGAAGTGTCGGCCTTGGCGAGGCTCCACGAGGGCATCGGCTACCAGGCGGGCGTGCATGGCGGCGACCCGAAGGGCTTCCAGAAGATCGTGAACAGCGTCCTGGGCGCTTCTTCTGGTACTTCCGGAAATAGCACTGGGAGCAACAACAAGACTGGTGGGCAAGGTACTAGTACTACGTCTGGGCAGGGCTCTGGGGCCTGGGGCGGGTATGAGAACGGGAAGATCCCCTTCCAGGACATGACGAAGGTCTCGGTTGGTTGCGGGAGTGCGACGTGCCCGCA